GGAGCATTTATTAATTGATTCCAAACACCAGGAGATATTAATGGATCTGCTGATCCTGATTTACCATCTAGTACTTTCCAACCATTTTGATACAAGTCATTTTCATCTGTAAAAGAGTATTGAACAATATGATTACTTGTTTGTAATGTTGGATCTTCTAAAGAAGGAGTAACTACATAATAGTAATCAGGTGCAGGTGTAGCTACAGAAACAAATGAGCTAGAAATAGTACCTAAACTAGCTACAGATAATTGATCTGAACTGAGCCAATATAGTTTACCTCTAGTTGTATTTGTAGGGTATGGAGTATACATCTGAAAATTTCTTAAAGATGTAGTATTTCTACTTCCTGTATTAAAGGTAAAATATGATTGAGGTGTTGATCCAGGTGACGGACAACCTAAATAACCATAATTCCAAGCAAAAGCACCATTTGAAATAGCCGCATCATATATAAGGTCTAATGATGCTGTTTGAAGCACATTAACACCAATCATGTGGACGTAAACTGTTCCTTGAGGCATATTAGTCTTTATTTATTTTAATTACAAGTTTTCCTTCGCCTTTTATAACTCGGTGCCACTCATGTCTTAATATACATATCAAAAGGTTAGGTTCCAAATCCCAAGGTAATTCATTTTCAAACTGGAATTTCCATCCTTTACCTGGTTCAATAATTTCAATTGTTCTGTCTTCATCATCACGATGCCACATTAGCTCTATAGGGTCAATGTTTTCATCAAATTCCCTAATAATGTATTCGTTTGTAACCTCTAAATCTTTATACGGCTTTGTCATCTGTGATAGGACCACCTACAACCCAAGCATCACAAGTTCGAGCCGCAGCACATTTAAATTTTAAAAACCTACAATATCCTAATTGACCTGCTTCAATAACATCAAATGGATCTTCAGTACCTTCATCATCACCAATCCCTTTAGCTATACAATCTAATGTTTTAGTTGTAACATCAAAAGCAGCACAATTACCACAACGAGATGTTTTAGCTTCTTTTACAGAATCAAGCTTCCACATATCTGCTTTAGCCTGCCAGAATTTATTATTTGGTTGATTAGGATTTAATGGACCATATCCATACTCATTAATTGCCTTCTGTCTGTTCTGAAGGTTTAATTCAATATTTTGAGTTGGTGCAGGGCATTTGGCTACCTCTGCCTCACTTAGTATATCTAATAAATTGATCATTTTTTATTTCTAATTAAAAGTTCACCTAAAACCTCTAAACGACCAACTTCTCTTTGAAAATCTACAGGAGACATATTAAGAGATATTTTTCCTAAAGTTTGATTAAATTCTTGTTTAGCTTTTTTTTCATCAAATTTACCTTTTGATGCTTTATCATAGTAAGGAGCTTTAACTTTAAAATGATTATAAGTTAACATAGCTAAACCACCTTTTGATTGAGCAGTATCTGCTATTTTAGCAGCACCTTCACCTCTAGTTTTAGCAAACTCTTCAAAAGTTTCTTTAACTTTTTTTGCTTCGTTTAATATATCTTGAAATTTAATCATTTTGTCTTACCCCAAGTTTTACCTTTACCTTTTTTCTTACACCCAGCAGGAGTAGGTCTACAAGCAGGATATTTAGAACGACTTTCGCCTTCTTTTCTACCACAAGCTTTATATCCTCCTTTACCATCAGGTGCATTACAATCTACCCAACCACCTTCTTTACCTTTAGGACCTTGACGTTTAAACCATTTATGAAGACTTTCATCTTCATTTAGTTCTTCTTCTTTAATGTCTTTCCAAATTTTTCCAGCGCGGCATCTCACCACAGCCCCTGATTTGTAGGCAGATGGTTTATCAAACTTACGGTCAGCAATGCGAAGACATCTGTCTCGTTTTACTTTCTTTTCAGCAAGTACTTCTTTAATAAGTTTTTTTAATTTATCTTCCATTACCAAAATCCTGAAAAGTTTGACTTTAATCCTAATAATTTAGAATAGCGAGGCAAACGGCAAGACCAATAAGATGCTTTAGTTCTATCTTTTTTGTTAGGACAATCATGTCTTTTAGAAAAAGCAGCTCTTGCTTTTGAATTATTTATTTTAGCTGATAAGCCTGAAGTATCACCAAATGATACTTTTTTAATTTTACCTTTATCTCTTACATAAACATAAAACTTTTTAGCTCCACCACGTTTTGGTTTACCAATTGGTGGGTCTTTTTTTTCTTCTTCTAGTTCCATATCTTCCATTATGAAATCTAATGGAACTTTTTTATCTTCATAAATACCAAATTCACCTAAATGTGTTTCGGTTAATATAGCTAAATCATCACCTGAAAAATCTAAAATACCACGAGTGTATAATGTTCTCGCTTCAGCCCATAAATTAAAATAATTTGATGAACCAGCGCGGTATACATGCTCAGTAAGCGGTTTTTTATTGTCTATATGGTACTTTAATCCCTCAGACAATATCTCTCGCGGAGCAACACTTTCGTTTAATATAGGCGCTTTAGTTGGCTTTGTTGCTGTACAACAATCCTTATTTTCTAAAGCTTCCCTAATTAATTGTTTTAAATTCATGGTTATAAATATTACTTAAATAATTTAGGGAAATTCATTCCTAACTCTGATGAAGAAACATAAACACCATTTAATATTCTTTCATCATCTATAGTATCTACTATAGCATCATTTATAGTATAAAATTTACCTTGTCCTGTTTCACTTACGTTTAATATAAACCCTATTTCTTTACCCATTCTTGGTTTTTTAAGAAGTTTAGTTTTTAGTATTCTTTTTAAAAGTTTAGCAGCACCTTCATCAGCAGTAGCATCAGATGATAAACCTAATTTAGCATATAATGAATCAATACGAGAATATAAAGGTTTAAACATCTCTACATCTCTTAATGCTTTATTTTTTTCAAGACTAGCCATAATAGAAAAAGCAGGAACAATATCTCTAGCTTTAAAGTTACCTGGGTTGATTGTGATTTGTTTTGTTTCATCAAACTCACTAAATAATGTTAAAATACCAAATACTTTATTTAATAAAGCTACATTTTCTTTATCATTAGCAAATTTACCTAAAGTAATATTTGATGTATCATATGATTTAATTTCACATCCATACCCATCAATAGTTAAATCCGGGTCTTCACCTTTTCTTGAATCAGTTACAGTGTGTGGTTTAGCATTATATTCAAAAGCCCAATAAGTAGCTATTTCTCCTTTACCAGCTCCCGCTGTTGGAACATCACTGTCTTTTTTTAATGGTAAAATAGGATATAATTTAGACCAAATACCTTCATCTTCACCTTCTAAATTAAAATCAGTACCTAAAGTTAAAGAAGTTTTACAAGTTGGAATTGATTCATTTTCTTGTAAACCTAAAGCTTTACGTATCCTTTGATCATAATCAGATTGAGCTTCATTAATATTTTTATCACCAGTAATATTTCCTATTAATTCAAACAATAATCTTTTGTCCTTAGGATTACTGATATCAGGATATCCCTTATCAAATTTGTAACTGTATTTTTTAAAAAACAGATCTAGGGCATCCATTTTATTTAAATTTTGTTTTAAGTTTATTTAAAAGTGGAGTTAATTTAGAACTAGATTTTAAAGTAGTATTCATACCATCAAAAATCATGTTTAAAACAGATTCTAATTCATTGATATCATTTATACTACTTAAAGCAGTTTTACCAGCTGTGGCTAAATATTTACTTAAAGTAACTACTTCAGGTTTTCCAGTTTCTAACTCGTTTAATATTTGTTCTTTAATTAATTTTTTTAAGTCTGATTTTTTCATTTTATTTTCTTTTATTAATTTTGTTGCTAATTTCCCTCCAGATTTAAGAGCGACAGCAAATGCTTCTATTAATGGTTTTAAAAAATTAAATATAATTTCAACTCCTTTTACAATAGGTTGTAAAAATCCTAAATATGATTGAAAATCTGTTAATTTTCCTAAAACATCTTCTACAAAAGTAGGTGAGAAATATTTTGTTAAAAAATCTTTAACAGCATTAGGAGCTAATGATTTTAATTTTTCTAGGATATAAGTTATTATACTTCCTGCTGTAACTAAAGCCATAAATTTTTTCCAACCTTGTAAAGATTTAATTTTATCTATAAAATTAGTAATAGTTTTAATAAAAGAATCAAGTTTATTCTTTTTAAGAAAATCTGTAAGTGGTTGAATTAAGTTTACTACTCTTCTTTCTAATGGTTTTAAAAAATCATTTAGTAAATCTCCATTAGATAACACCTTACCTATAACAGCAGCGGCGTCTTTCCAATCTTTAATAGTTGTTACTACTTGATTAAATTTTTCAGAAGCATAGTTTTTAATACTATCTAAAAAAGATTCGTATAATAATTGTTCTTGTAATATTTTTAATTTTAATGATTCACTCAATTGAATAGATTCATTAAGAGGAATAGGAATACCTAAAGTAAAAGCAATATGTTCTTTAGATATATTCATAATTAAGCTTCAGCTGTTGTATCTTCTTCTGCTGCTGGTTCTTCGGTAGGTGTTTCTGCTGTTTCACTTTCAGCTCCTGGTTCTGTTTTTTCTTCAGTCATACCATAAGCTAAAACACGAGCAATAGCTTCTGTAGCTGATTCTTCTTCACTTAAATTTA